AGCAAACGCCTCGTGCGTCTTACCGGTTCCGTTGTCGAAGTCATCACCGACAGCAACACTCAATGCCGTATTAAGCCCAGTGGCCGCATAAGCCTTCCAACCGTAAGACAAGTTGGTGGGATAGCCTGTGATGATAAACTCAGCCTTGTCGCCGGAAATGCTGGTCTTCTGCTTTACTTCAAGCTCGATCAACTCAGCCGCGCCCAGCTTGACGACTTTAGAGCTGTCGTACAGATACACAGCATAATGCTTGTCAGCCGTGAACGTGGTGGACTTATTAACGATGTTCCGGTCGCTTTCGACCTGCGTGCCGCGCTTCATAAACAAGGCTACCGCTCCAGGCTTTACGATATATGCCGTGTCAGTCGTGGCAATTTTATTGGTGATAACCACATAGCACCCGTAAATCATGCCGACAGTGCCGCGCAGAACCGCACCAGCCGCGATCTCAGAAGCGGGAATCCAGTCAGAGGCATCGCGCAGAGCGGCGTAAGTGGACGGGCTTACAAACAGATACTTATCACCCTCAAAATCTTCGCCCAGTTTCACAAGCGCGTTGTTGACTTCGTTCGGCGTTACAGACACGACAGGATGCACAAGGGTGGCATTGTCAAGAGCCGCCAACACATCGTTGTCAACCTTGCTTGCAATTGAGGTCAAAAGCTGGTTGCCGATCTCGCCAATAGGGTCGCCGTAGCCAGACAGCACAGCTTCATCAGAGATGGTTGCGCCCTTACCGACTTTCTTCACCTGTACAGCCTGCGTAGTGGCGGTAAGCTCGGCAATGCCAATATCTTCAAGCTCTGCAACATCATCCGCATCTCCTATGTACGCATACCGAGGTAGCGTAACGGTGTCGCCCGCGCGGCCGACAAGCGTGTTATCCACTTTACAAATCGGGGTAAACTTCATTGCGTTTACCAGCTTTGTTTCGATCATATCCGCGAGAACCTGCGGATTGATAATGCTGGAAAGTTTGGTTTCGTTAGCCATTTATTTATCCCTCCGTAAATTTCTTGTAAGTTTCGGGTTGTTCGTTGAACAATTTGAGGCGGTCAGAGTAGCCCATAGCGTCAAACTGCTCCTTTGTGATTTCCGCACCACCCCCACCACCGGCAGGCGGTTTGGGATCGTTCGCTAACGCAGCGGCAATAGCGGCTTTCTTTACGTTTTCAAGATGAATTGCCTGATTAGCAAACACTTTCTCAAAATCACCATCTGCCATTGCGCGAGCAGTATCTTCCGCCAGTTTTTCCTCATATCCAAGCGACAGGAACTTCGCCTTGTTTTTGGTTATCGCGGCTTCTTTTCTAAGCGATTCAAGCTCAGCTTTAAGTGCCGCTTCGGCCTCTTGGCGTTCTGCTTCTTTGCGTTCTTCTTCCGACATTTTTTCTCTCAACTTGCGTTTATACTCAGCAAGTTCCGATGCGGTTCTATCGAACACTTCTTTTTTAACCCAACCATCAGGTTCCCATTTATCAAGCAACGCCAGTTTTTCTTCGGCGGACATATCTTCGCGATAACCTTCTATTTTGGTAAAATCAATTTTCATGCTTAATTACTCCTTGCGCTTTTAAGTGATCTCCCACTATGTCTTGTGATTTTAGGCTTCTCTGCCTGTTGCGCGAAACTTATATACCGCCTTCTCTGGCGGAAAAAGAAAAACGCCAATAAACCTATCTCTTAGGCTTATCGGCGTTCTGTGACGCTCTGTAATTTTTAACCTCGCGGATTTCGCGGGGCTTTTTTATAATATTTAATTCTCCGCATCGCGGGCATTTTATCTCTGCGCTGCCATCTATTCTACCAAGCAACTTACCGCACTTGGCGCATCTAAATTCAAGCAAACGCATCGCCTTCCTTTGGCTTTCCATTTATTGGGACTGCCTGTTCCGCCTTAACTTTCTTGTGCCATTCCTCACCGCGTTTTGCAGAATCGGCGGGGTCTGGCGAAATGCCACTAATCGCATATGCTTCTTCAAGCGGACAATATTCTGTCTGGAGCAGTGTCGCAAACACCTGTGACTTGCTCTGTAAATTCTCGTAATTTCGTCTTGTGAATTTAATCTCGATATCAGACAGTCTAAGCGAAGTGCCCACTGTGCCACGCATGATTGCAAGCACCAGCTTTAACATCTTGCGTTCGGACTCTTTGAACATAAGCTCGTCCGACTTAGCTCTTGCCTCAGCGGATTCCCAACCATCGCGCATAATAACTGCCGCGCCTGTATCGCTTGTGCTTCGCCCGCCGTTGCGGTTGGGCATGCCAACGATATTAAGCACCGTCTGATACATATAATCAACAAGCGTCTGAGTCTGTTGTTGATCGAGCTGTTCTGCGATAACTTTTACATCGGCTTTGTTATCACCAAAACTCTTGAGTTTAATTAAACCGGCTTCTCTAATCGCTTTGGCATCTTCTTCAGAAATATCCGCATTATATAAAACCAGCAAACTTTGTATGAATTGTTCTACTCCGTCTACACGATTAGATTGGACGGTATTTATAGCATCCAAAATCGACAGGACGCTCTCAAACGCGCCAAGCCGTGCATTGTTAAGAGGATATTCGATAATAGGGATAATCGGGTTCGATCGCTTTTTAATGTTTTCAAGGGATAACGTATGTATTCCATGATTGTCATTGATTTCAAAGTAATATTCTTCTGTATATACACTATAAACTTTTGTGTTATCCTTGCGCTCGACAAATTTCACAGCCATGAGAGGCTTTTCGCTAACATCTGAATGATATACCACAAAAGCGTTGCGAGGGTCGAGCGTATATATTTCAAATGGGGCATCATCGAGATCATCAACGGGTTGCCCCTTGCTCAAACTGGGCACTATCCGAGTATTGATTATTTCCGTGTTGGAAAGCACCATGCGATAGCCTGTACCACATATGTACATCCACTCGGCTAACTCTTTATCTCGAGCGGGTTTGCCACATAGTAGCATAGCGTCATTGAGTCTGCTTATATCCTCAGACACATCTTCCGTGCTACCGCGACTTACATACTGTATCGGCTCCCCACAGAGATATCCGGTCTTAAATGTAACTATCTCGTTTGCACGATTCTCAATTATCTTATTGCAAATTTCAGGCCGCTTATCTTTCTGACGACGCAGGATGGGCTGTTCGCCGCGATAATAGCGATACAAGTAATCAATGTCTGCCTGATTGCCCATATGCTCAGTGATCGCATCTCTCAATACCTGTATAACATTATCGGGCGTTATTACAGGCTCGTCAGCAAATATCTTCTTGCGCCCAAACGAAATTCTCGATTGCCCAAGCAATACACTCATTCAGTATCCCCAATCATAGTTAATCGCTCGCACCGGGTAAAAGGAGCAAAACCCCGGTGCGCGCAACAAACATCGTCTACGCCGCGCTCTCCCACCCCTGAGCCATCCACTGCGGCGTTCTACCCACTCATGCGAACCAATACATGTTTGCCAGCTTCGGATTTGGTATGTTAACCGCTTTTGCGGTAATATCAATCATTTCCACTCTTTGCGATCGCCGTAAAGAGTAATTGTGTCAGGATAAAATGCCGTAGGCTTCATTTGTCCTCGCACCGGATAACCGCCGTAGTCAAGCCATGCGGTACAAACAAAAATCAAGGTATTACTGCGGATTATGTTGTTGTTTCTCGGGTCAAATATTAGCCTTGCAGATGGCACTTTTGCAGGCTTATGAGTATGTCCACTAATAGAAATATCAACACCTTCAATTGCAAGTTGATATCCGTCTTGCCGGCTGATTCCGCTGCCGAGTAACGATCCGCCGCCTGATCCGTGAGAAAGGTAAATCATATATGTGGCGGGCTTTTTGTTTGGCTTTTGCCCGAGCGATATCTTTATAAACACCGCGTCAGGTGCATACACGCTTTTAAGCTGCAGAGCGGCGAAGATGTCTTTTGATACGTCTTGGCACGACTCTTTTACCGTCCTGTACTCGTGATTTCCGGACACTCCGGCCACGATCTTGTCCTTGATCGGCTCAAGTAGCTCGATCATCATGTCTTTTTGCACGTCCGGCGGGTACTTTTCGCGGTACACGTTGGTAACGGAGCTTTTTATGCCGTTGTTTATCAAGTCTCCGGCAAGTATCACCGCCGCTGTAGGGTCGTCCTTTATACGCTGTATGTACCGCTTAAACTCGTCCTCCATGCACTCCGCCGCGCCCCAGTGCACGTCCGCGATGGGATACAGCGTAAGATAGGGCAAATCTCTCGGATACTCTCTTATAATTACCCGCAATTTGCCCCCTCCTATTTATAAATCTTCCATTATATATAATTATATCATAAAAATGTTAAAAATGCACTATATTGTGTTTAACAAACTGTTAACACCACTATATATTGTGGTTTACCACGGTCGAGCGGCAACCTCAACTCGCGCTGCTCCACGATATAATTCATCGGCAAGCATAGCTAAGCTGTCGGGAGCATCGTCATGTGCGTTCTTGCCAGCCTGCGAAAATATCGTCAATTCATCCATAAAAGCCTGATATTCCTGCGAACGGTTCTTGGCATCGCGGAAGTAGAACTTCTTTATATCCGGCGAGAACTGAATAATGCGCCCCATTTTGCTTTGGTTGTTTGGAGCTTTGCGTGCGATAATGTTTATGTGCACTCCGTCGCTTCGCAATTTTTCGTTAATTGCATCAGCGTATTCTCCGCCGCCATTGTTAGCCTCAAACCGTATCTTGTTCGGCATCAACTGCTTGGCTCGCCCAATTATAACTGGCTGTGTCACCGTCTTGTCGCCCTTATTGAATATCACATCGTGTATGTAAACGTCATTGCCATAAACATATGCAAACACCATCGCAAGGCTATCTCCGCCGCCCCAAGCAACGTCGCACACCGCAACCTTATAAGGCTCACCATCAGGCAGTGTGCCATTATAATACCTTAGCTCGTCAGCAGGAAACAACAAGCCTTCGCGTACATACGGTCTGCCCATGTACTTGGCGCACCATGTAGCATCGTCAATGCTCGCCTTCATGTCCAAATAGTACTCCGTGGTAAATCCCACGCCATAATCGTAAACGAAATTGCTCTCGCCTTTCTCGTTCAGCGCGGGGATCACCCTAAACCTATAGCGCGGATTATCTGCGTACTGTTGTTGTATGCGCCCAAGCGGGTCAAGCACATTCCAACGCGTACCAACCATCAGCTCTTTCGCGCCTTCCTTCTTGCGGTCTTTTAACTGGTTCAGATACGCGTCATATTTCGCCTGCAAACGGTCGGGGTTAAGACTTTCCTCCAAGTCCTCGATTAAGTCATCCACATACAAGCATCCGCCTTCGCCTATTTCGACCGCACCAGTTAGCGTACCGCCAATCGAACGCGCCGTAAACGTCGGAAACCGCTTCTTGCGGTTCAAGTCTATCGTTTCGTTTTTTGCAGAAGTATCGACCAAGCGCACGGTAGGGAATACATCAGCCCACAAATAAGTTTCATTGTCGGTCAGAATAGTTAGAACCTCGCGGTAGAAAGCGTCAGTCAGTTTGTCGCTGTGGCCGGACATGACGTTTGCGGTGTCAGGATTCTTACCCATGAGCCATGTCATAAAGAAAATACATAGAGTGGATTTTCCTGTCCTCGGAGGCATAGAAACGCCAAGAAAGTCTATCTTCCCATCTGCTAAATCCTGCAAATCCTGCACGAGCGGATAGAGCACCTTCCTGCGCGGTAGGTAAAACTTCTTCTGCGGCGCCCGGTTCCACTCCAAATAAATGCAGTACGAGTCAAAATCGTCTTGCGCCATGTACAAATACGTCTTTTTGTTCAGCTCGAAAAATTTTATAATCGTTTCCGGCTCTTTGCTCTCGCGGACAAGCCTTGCCGTTTCTTTGCGAAGCCATAGATTGTGCTCAAACGACTTCTTTTTATCCTCTTTCCCGAGCAGACGAAGTGTGTCAAAGTAATCCTGATAAGCCTCAAACTCACCGCTTTTCTTGATAACCGCCTTTATCCTTGCAAGTAAATCTTCATAATTAGGCATAAAAATAAGCGCCCTCCTTCGTAATTTTCGTAGGATAGGCGCTCATGGGCGCTCGAATA